GACCACGGGTTGGGTCGTCACAGTGGGCGCACCAGCCAGAGTCATAAATGCGGTCAGCACTTTCGAGCCTTCCACATACATCGGAGTCGTATTAGTCGAGATCGTACTCAGAACAAAGTTCGAGGCGGCCAGAGCGGCATTGTTGGAGACCAGAGCAAAGGGGTTGGTCGCTGCGAAGTAGTCACGCATTTGACGGATCAAAGGAGTGGCCATAGGAGGCAGTTCGAGACACGTGATCGTCACAGTAACAGTGGTGGACGTACCACCCATGCTGAAGAACGACCAACGACGACGACCATTTACCGGGATAGCAGGCATCGAGATGATACCGACAGCGGTAATCGGGTCAGACACCCAGATGTCAGTGAAGTTCGTACCACCACGGCTTTCTTGTAGGACTGCAAAACAAGCGGTTGCAGTGCCAAGAGTCAGGGCGGACACGTTGATTTCAGCAGACACCCAAGCACCAGAACCGGCTGCCGAGGCAATCACAGTACCATTCACCCGACCAGCACCCGCAAAAGCACCCGCAGACACGTCAGTCTGGGCAATGGCCGAAGCCACGCTAATACCGAGTTCTTTGTTGGTCGAGCCATTGGCACTGTTCATCTGAGGAACAGCAGTTGCGATCTGAGACAGCGAAGTTACCGTACCGCTGTAAATAACAGCTTCAACAGCAGACCCGTACGCGGACAGGTTGACAACCGCACCAGACCGAAGAGTCACACCTTGTACAGTCAAGACAGTACCCGTAGTGGTGACTTGGACGCGATACCATTTGTAACCTGCAAGCACGGCACGGTAAGTACCAGCAGCAGTAATAGTAAGCACACCACCATTCTGTGACTTAACTTCCTGAGCGGGAATGGTGTCCCAGGTCGTTTGAGTCAGATCGTTGGTACCTTGAACAGTCAGGACAGTCGTGGTGATAGCTGAGATTTGCAGATACACTTCAGTGAAACCGTTGGTGTCCATTGGTCCGACTAGCGTCTGGCCAGCAGTCACAGTGTAAGTCCAAGGAGCGGGAACAACAGCATTCACCCCACCGGGAGTCAGAGTCGCGTACACAGTACCAGACGTGTAGGCGGTCATATTTGCCCGGAGATACAGAATACCATTACCAGTACCCGTGGGTAGATTAATACTGAAAATACCAACTGCAGTGGTGCTAGACGCAGCCTGAGCAGTAGCGCTCGAGAGCGGCACACCATTGACGCTATTCCAAGTCGTCCCGTTAGTTGAATACTGGAAGGTCACAGTACCGACAAACTGAGCAGTAGCACCGGGGCCGTTAGTCAGTGAGAGATAGTGGGAACATCCGGGTTCAACCTGCCACTGAACAGTAGCATTCAGTGCAGCCATCGAGATTACAGAAGGCTGAGCCAGGAGCTGAGGGGTATTGGAATTAACAGCGATTTCAGACGCTGGAAGCGGGACAGTCAGGTCCGTGTGAAGTTGCGATAGACTGGTATTTATGGTCGTCTGAAGAGCCGAAGTGGCGGCACCAGACGGGAGGGCCGAAGAACTAACAGACACAGCACCCAGTGGGGCAGTCGTATAGTCAGTTGCAGGGGGTGTGCCAGCAAGCTGCGTACCAGTGGTCATATTGATCCAGAAATTACCAACAATCCCGGAACCAGTCGGGTCAGCATTGATAATGTGAACCAGTTGGTCACCAATAGAGTAGCCAGTACCGGCTGCAGTAGCCTGGAAGTATTGAGCGCCTTCAGCGTAGGCAGTACCGCCACCACCACCACCACCAGAGCTGGCAGCAAGAGTAACCACATCAAGGCGAAGAGAACCTAGGCCGTCAGTCGAACTCGCAACAGCGTTGGGGACACGTACGTACCAGGTTTGGATGTCATTGACATTTGCCCAGAAAGCCTTGTGGCAGACAGCAATCCCGCTAACCATGTCAGTCGGCGGGCTAGTGCCCTTATGGACATAAAAAGTGTGCGTATGGGGATACGCGGAAATTCGGATAAAGCCGATGCTACCGGTCGACACTGCGACCCAACCATCTTCAGGCTTGATGTAGTAGTTGATAATTTGGTTAGCCATTGATTTTCATATCCTTTGGCAAAAGAGTGGGGAGAGCCCACAATGAACTCTCCCCTAGAAGTATTACTGACCGTTAATCCGAACCAGACGACGCCGGTCGATGACGGAAGCCGTGAGGGCCACGTCGAATCGAACTTGGTGTTCGCCGGTATTGAACACGGAGTTCTGCCACATACGGACAGTCAGCGGCACCTTGGTCAGCGCCTTACGCGAACCGATACCGGTCGCAGGCATGATCAGGTCCGCGGTGTTCACGACGATTGCACTCTTGTCGAGGATCGCACGAGGCTTAGCCAGAGCAGACGCGGTGGTCACCCAGGTCACAGAAGCACCGTCCGTAGGGGCAACGTTAACAGTCGCGTGAGCGGTGTTGTTGTTGATCTGCGGATTCACAGTGCTGAAAGCAGACGGGATAATCATCGCAGGGAAAATCCGTACGCCAGTCACAGCACCACCAGTGGCAGTGTAGTTACCGATCACGCGGAATTGCTGCAGATAAGTCTTACGGGCTTGCAGACGGTTGTCGTACGCATACACACCAGCGATGGTAAACACTTCACCGTCATTGATGGTTTGAGTACCAGCACCGATGGACATCGAGATCGTCTGGGTCATGAAGTTACCAGGAGCGCCCGAGATGGCCACATCGGAGTAGTTCACATTCGTACCACCAGAGGCGGTGAAGGTGGACGTACCATGGGTACCAGCCTGCAGAGACGGGAGTTGCTGGGTGAACAGCGTGGGAATACCCGCGATGGAACCATCCCAACCGTTGCGGTACACGCCCTCACCGATACCCGGCAGAGAGGCGTTACCCGAAGCGGCATTGAGGTTCTGGTTCACGACTTCCGAACCCAGGGACTGCTTGTCGCCATAGGTCATGACAGCTCGCAGGTCACCATCCATAACACCTTCTTCCTTCAGACGAGTATAGCCAGAGGCCACGTCGTCATAGGCGGCAATGTTATTACCGAAAGTGCCCAGATAGTTGTTGGACGCATTAACGGCGAAACCCAGGATGTACGCATCGATCTGTTCCGCGAGGTTCAGAGCAACACCCTTCAGGGCTTCAGACTCACGAGCAGCACCGATATCGCGAATCTTCACGAAATCTTGCCAGCCCATGGACGCACCGAATACGTCTTGCACCTTGTGTTGTTCAGACCCGAAGACGGTATTCTGAGTACCAGCAGCGGACAGGTCTTGAACGCCAGAGGTCGTACGAGTCACAACGTAACGAGGCACGACTTGCTCGACGATAGTCAAAGCATTTCGGTCATTCATTTCATTGTCAAACTTACGCCACGTAACGAGTTCCGAAGCGGTCAGGTTATTTTGGAAAATAGAGGCAAACGAGTTGAGGACAAGCTTTGCCTGATCAACGGTAACAGTACCGGACATTGATTAGGATTCCTTTATGAGTGATATATTATTTGCGTTTCGACTTGAAGAATTCGCGTTCGAACGCTTCCAGGTCGTCGGTGTCTGGGGCCACTGAAGGTGCGGCACCACCAGTTCCGCGTGCAGTTGCACTGGGCGGGGGTGGGGCTTTACTGATCTTGGGCTTAGCCACCAGTTTTTGAGCTTCAGCCTCAATGAACTTAGCTTCGATCCGACCTAGGGCGAGGGTCGCTTTTTGTGCGCCACTATTTACAATCGTGCGGGCTTCACTGGGGTTGCTAGACAAGTAGTAGAGGACATCTGGTCCGTGGTCCATAGACTGCAGAACAGTTGCGAGGTAGCTTGCATAGTCCGGCGGAAGGTCAGCGAAACCATTCAGTAGAACTTGACCCTTTTCAACCAGATCGGGGTAACGTTCTTTAGCGCTTTCCACTTTCGTGGTCCAAGACTCTTGCAGTTGTTGAGCACGAATGTTTTGTTCTTGAACTTTGCGTTCTTCTACCGCCCGTGCGTTGGCCGCTGTACGCTCTTGTTCAAGCGTAAACCGGGTCAGGTCGCGGATGTAGGACGGGTCGAATTCCCCAAGAGCGTATTTGGGGGAGCCATCAGCGTTGAGTGCGTCAGGGCTCGGCTCTTCAGACGTGGGAGTCTTCACTTCCGCGGGCTTTAGTGCGGCCAGCTTGTCTTCGAACTCTTTACGCATAGCTTCAAGTTGACGATCGGACTCACGCTTGATTTCCTCGCGTTGCCGTACCAACTCATCGATACGTTCTTGAACTTTTGACTTCGGCTTAGCGAGTTCGATCTCGGCTTCGCTTTCATCTTGATCCGTCAGTTCACCGGATTGGGCTTCGGTCGACTCCGACTCCGTCTCAGCTCCTTGTTCTTGTTCCGCTCCCGGCTTGGCGTCCGGCTCGGCTACTTTAGTTCCGCCAAAGAACTCAGTAGCAAAAGCGTCAAGATCATCAGTAACATCAACAGTAGCTTCGGTAGTAACTTCGGTTCCACTCATTTAGGTTTTACGGTCCTTCAACCGGATGCCACCCCATTTATTGCGATGATTGTTGACTAGCTGGTGTGGTCATGCCACTAGTCTTCATCGAAAGTCCCTTAAGAGCAATTTCTTGTTGCCCTTCCAGTTGCTTCTGCTTTTGCTCATGAGCCTTGTAGTCCATGGTAGCAGAGTGGGTCAACTGAGCTCGTTGGATATCATGTTCATCTAGCTTGGCAGAACCGTCTAGCATCTTGCTAAGGGCCTGTAGCTCGAAGTTCTTTTCGTTTCCACGGTCTTGGGCGATAGCCGCGATCCGCTTCGTTTCCGAATCATAAGACATCAATTCAAGTTTCTTGAACTCAAGTGTCTTATCTGTCTTCAACATTTGGTTTTCTTGTTGAAGCTGTTGTATTGCTTGTTGTGCCTCAGCCTGCATTTGCTGCACTTGGGCGGCGGGGACAGGAGGAGGACCACCATCGTCTTCGTCGTCGAGAAGCGCAGGCGGAATGGTTTTCTTAAGACGGGCAGCGAGCTCTTCAGCCCCGGGCCAGTCTTGTGCCTTAGCAACCAGGTCACCAGCAACACCCATCAACTGCGGCCACACTTGGATTGCATCCATCATGGCTTCAGCGGCTTCAACACGCCGTGTGGTGTAAGACGTACCAGTAGTCAGAGCCACATCAAACTTGCCAATACCGAGGTCAACTGCCTTCGGGTCCATGGGGTCGTTGATGCGCTTGAACTTAACCGATTCATCTTGTCCCACCAATCGAATGACACGGGTGCCATCGTAAATCTGCGGGATAAGCTGATTGATTACGTCACCGGCTTCGAGAAGAGCGGCGTCAGCGTTGTCGTAGTACGTCTGTGAGGCGACATCGCCTTCATGTTGACGCGACATAATCGCCTTACCGGACGTCTCGTTAGACCGAATACCCAGGCTTGCGTCTTGAATACCGCTGACATCTTTCATGTCCTGGGTATTCATAGTCACTTCCTGGAAGATCGCTTGCTGAGGTGCAGGCGGCTCAATTCGCTGAATGTTCTGGCCAATAACGGCTTCGTCATTGACAATCAGCAAGGGGTCACGGGTCAAGTGTGCCTTTCGGAACGCTTCCTGTCTCCCTTCGACAGCCGACTGAGTTGCCAGCCATTGAGCCTTAGGTGCATACCCAAGTTGCTCGGCGGCAATGGAACGCCAGAAGTTCTTCAGTCGGGCAGGGTCCTTCATAAATCGGACCAGACCGTAGCGGACTCGACGCCCAGCTACGTTAACAATACGACCAGACATACGAATGATCGGCAAACGCTTCAGCCGATACTCGAACGGACCAGCCAGAATGTCGAAACCAGTGCAATAATGCATTTGAGCATAACGACACCAGACCAGACGAGTCTTTACCGGGTTGCCGTTGGCTTCAAGAATGCTATCCATATTGCTGTCGTCAAGTTCAAACACCTTGCCGTTGTCAAACAGGGCAAGAACCTTCTGACGCTCGATCATGCGCCAGTATTCAGTTACCCGATAAGCTTCTTCATCCATCCAACCAGCCATCGTAACCCGATCAATCTTGTCGGTTTCAGTGAGGTTGGAGCCACCAGCAGCGTTGGGCCACTTACGCGTGAATTCGTCCTTCGGGATGCGGTCATCGACAAAAACACGCTGTGCATCGCGCCCAGTTGGATCGACCGAGAACCGGTCCCACACCACTGCCATGGCGTCCTCAATTGGGCGGATAAAGATGTCTTGGTCGAACACGTCATCTTTGGCGTACTCGACGGCGACTTTGAAGGCGGCGTCCCCGCACTGGATCATACTTTCAAAGGCTTGGTCATAAGAGCGGTCAGCCCGAGACTCCATCTCGATGTTCCGAACCAAGTCTTCCCGGATAGACGCAACGTCAGTGTCACCGTCTTCAGACGGAACAATCTTAATTGCCTTCCGGCTTTCCCGCCAGTCACCGACCAACTGAGCCGTGAACTGGGGAATGGTATTGACGACCAGACAGGGAAGACCCTTGCGTTGCAGAAGCACCACAGGGTCCCATTGTTCACCAGCAGCAAACCG